GAGTTTGAGCCCCGCGAGGTCATCCACATCGCTCTCGACGCCCCCCGCTCCGGGGTGTTCGGCGTGTCCCCGACGCAGGCCGCGCTGCTGCCGATCACCGCGTGGCTGTTCGCCGCGAGCAACGGCAAGGAAATCTTCCGCAAGGGCCAGCCCGTCAACATCCACATCGACTTCCCCGCCGGGATGCAGCAGGCGGAGATCAACCGGTGGCTGCAGCAGTACGCCGTCCGCAACCTCGGCCCCCGCAACCTCGGGAACCCGATCGCGACGAAGGGCGGCGCCACGGTCGCCGAATTCGGCACTGGCAAGGTCGCCGACCTCGAGTCGTTCCTGTCGCAGAAGCGCGACGAGATCCTCGCTGTGTACGGCGTCCCGCCGGCGAAGGCCTCGGTGATCGAGTCCGGGAACCTCGGCGGCGGCACCGGCGAGGCGCAGGACAAGACGTTCCGGATCAACACCTGCCAGCCCATCGCCGAACTGGTGCTGGAGAAGCTGAACTTCCACCTCGCGAAGCAGGGCTTCAACATCACCGGCTGGCATCTGAAGTGGGCCGATGTCGACATGCGCGACTCGGCGACGATCGAGTCCATTCGCGACACCCGCCTGCGTAACGGCTCGTGGACTCTCAACCGGTACCGGGCGGAGATCGGCGAGCCGCCGACCGAGGGCGGCGACGACGCGGTGCTGGTGGACCGGCAGAACCTGGTGCTGTGGCGGGACATGGGCGCCATGTCGCAGGCCGGGATCGCGGCGAAGACCAAGGGGACCGCTCTTGAGCCTGCTGTCCCGTCGGACGGTGAGCCGGTCACGTTGGAGAAGCCGGACGTCCCGCCGCCGACAGCTCTCCAGCAGCCGCCACCTGTGCCGCAAGATGGGGTCGGCTCCGATAAGGCCGGGGATCAGGGCCCGGGCTCGTCGGAGTCGGCGCTGGTGGCGGACTACCGGGCGAGGTTGCGTGAGGCCCTCGCAAAGCTGCCGGGAGGCGCGGATGAGTTCGCCGCCTGACCCGCCACCGGAGTGGCCGCCGCCGGGCGAAGTCGTCGCGCTGGAGCCGGACACGATCCCGAACCATCCTCTGCGCGCCGAGGACTGCCAGGCGCTGCTGCCGAAGGAGATCGGATGAACGAGCGACGCGGCAACGTGCGCGGCAGGTTGGTCTTCCCCGCCGTGGACGCGCTGATGGGCTACGCCCTGCGGCCCTTCCCGTGGGTTCGCCTCGCGGTCGGCCGGTGCGGGATCTGCCGCGCGGTCAGCGTTCGTTGGGCCGTGCTGCCGACGGGCACCGTGGGCGAGGCTGCCGCGCACGGCCCGGCGTGCGCTGCGGTGGAAGCCGCTTACGCCTGAGGGGGTGGCCCAGTGGCGCACCCCATCGAGCCGTTCGCGCGGCGGGCGTTCGCTGCCGGGTGGGCGGCGTCGGGCGGTCCCATGACCGGGCGGGTGAAGGCCGCGAGCGTGGTCGCCGTTCAGCTTGCTGTGGAGCGCGCCGGGCAGCCGGACATCCTGGAGGCCACGCTCAAGCTCGGGCATCTGGAAGGCATGTGGGCGCGGCTGTTCCAGCGCCGGGAACAGCTCATCCGCCAGTACACGAAGACCGTCACCGCGGCGTGGCGGGTCCTCATCGGCCCGCGGCTGCTGCGTGACGGCCTCCACAACTTCCGCGCCGACCTCGGCTTGCGCGAGAACGATCAGGACAGGCAGCAGGTCCGGGCCTACGCCACGGCGGCGGCCACCGCGATGCTCGGCGCGCTTCCCACCACGGTCGGCTGGGCGGCGTTCCGGGCCTCCCTCCGGGACGCGCTCGCCGCTGGCCGCTCCGAGGGCATCGTCTCGGCCGTGGCGATCGCCGCCGACCAGGCTGAGCAGACCGGCTTGGACTGGGACGCCGGGTTCGACCGGGCCTACCGGCAGTTGGAGCGCCTCGACGAGGTGTGGCTCGACGCCGACACCTGGGCGCGGCGCACGGTGGCCCGCGCCGTGGACGACTTGGCGCGGCTGCTCGCCGACCAGGCCACGGCCGGGGCGTCGTACGACGAGATGCTCGACGCGTCGATCGGCCTGCTCGACGCCGACCAGGTTGACGCGGTCGGCTTCACGACCGACTGGGCGATGACCACAGCGGCCGCCGCCGGGGCGCTCTCGCTGTTCCAGAAGTACAGGACTCAGGTGTCCTGGATCACCGCCGGAGACGGCAGGGTGTGCCCGACCTGCCAGGACAACGAGGACAACAGCCCCTACGGGCCGGACGCGGTGCCCGCCTGCCCGGCGCACCCAAGGTGCCGCTGCCAGTTGTCTGCCGCTTTCGACTTGTCCGCGTTCGCGGACTGGTTCACCAGCTAGCTGAGGGAGTTGGCGTGGGCTTCTACAACCCGGTGCCCCGGACCCTGTGGGATCTCGCGTCCTCCGGTCTGGGCACCACGATCAGCGGGAACGGCAACAGCGGTACGACCCTGATCGACTTGCTCGACGTGACCGACGTGTGGCTGTCCCTGTTCGTGGCCGGCACCCCGACAGGTACGACGCCGACCCTCGCAGCACAGCTCGACGTGCAGGACCCCGACGGGAACTGGTTCACCGCCGTCGCGAAGACCTCCACAGTCAACGCCCAGGGCGGCAGCGCGTCGGCGTTCGCCGGGCTGCACATGCCGAACGTGTCCACCAGCAGCGCGGCGTGGCCCCTCCCCCGCTACTGCCGAATCGCGTGGACCACGGGCGGCACCAGCCCGGTGTTCCCGCAGGTGTCGATCTGCCTCACCGGGCGGTGACCCAGCGGTGTACGAGCGTCCGAACAGGCCGCCGCGACGTCACCACGACGACCCCGACCCGGACAGCGAGGAGTTCCGGGCGGCGCTGGTAGACGCGATCGAGCACGACCCGGCCGTGCGCGCCGCCATCGGCCGCCTGCTCGCCGCGCTGCGAACCCGGCGCCCGGCTCCGCCGCAGCGCACCGAACGACGAAGGGACAGAAGCTGATGGCGCCGATCGCCACCGTGACCGGGACCGCGATCCGGCCCGGCATCAGCCGCAACAACCGCAAGTACACCGCCGAAGCCATCGGGAAGATGGTGGAACGCGCCCAGGCACGGATCGCTGACGGCGGCATGCCGCTGACGATGCTCACCCACCACGGTGCCGACGACGACTCCACGCGGATCGTCGGCAGGATCACTGGCATCACGCAGGAAGCCGACGGGTCCGCGAAGTACACCGCGGTTCTGGCGGACACCGCGCACGCCCGGGACATCCACGCGCTGATCTCCGGGCCCGACCCGGTACTGCGCGGCGTCAGCATCCGCGGCGCTTGGGTCGGCAAGGTGCGCCGCGAGTCCGGGCCGGACGGCCGGACGGTGGAGACCGGCGACGACCTGGAGCTCGACGGCCTGGACTACACCCGCAAGCCCGGGGTGGACGGAGCTGGCATCGACTCGGTCGAGCCGGCGCCTGCTCAGCCTCGGGAGTCCGACGGTTCGGCCCGTATGCCCCTCACCGAGTCCGCCCCGGAGGCGACCGTGACCATCAGCGAGGCTGGCACTCCGGCGGTGTCCAAGCGTGACTCTGGCCTGACTGGCGGCGGCCGGAAGTGGGCTGACCCGGGTTACCAGAAGGACCACAAGCAGCGCTACGACATCACGACCAAGGCCAAGGCCAAGGCCGCGTGGGCGTACATCAATCAGCCCGACAATGCCCGCGAGTACACCTCGGCGCAGCTCAAGCGGATCAAGCAGAAGATCGTGAAGGCGCTGCGGGGCTTCGGTGTGACGGTTTCCACGCAGGAGCGGTGGCTGATCGAGCCCGCCCGGCAGGTGACGGAGTCGCTGGCGGAGTGCTGGGACATGGATCCGGCGAAGGGCTCGCTGTACCTGTCGCTGACCAACGGGCCGACCACCGTCAGCGTGTCGTCGAGCATCCTCGACCCGCACGACCTCGACCTTGTCGGCCGCGCTGCCATGGCCGGAGCCTGTGACGCCTTGATGGCCCTCGACCCGGACATGGACGCGGACATCGACGTGCCCGGCGCCGAGCCTGAGGACACCGACGGCGGCATGGGCGACGAGGACGACGAGGAGAACCCGCCCGGCTCCGCCTGCTCCTGCGGCTGCGGCTGCGCTGTCCCCCACCCGATGGCGGTCGCTGACGGCTGCCCCTGCGGGTGTGGATGCGACGTGTGCCACGCCACCGACGAGGACGCGAGCGACTCCGGCGAGTCGGCGCCCACCCAGACCCCGGCGGAGACCGCCGCCGAGACCCCCAACGAACAGGAGGAGGCTCCCATGGCGGAGTCCACCACCCCGGCGGCCGAGACCCCGGACGCCAGCGCCGACGCTCTCGGCGCGCTCAACACGAAGCTGGACACGCTGATCGGCGGTATCAACGGCCTCGTCACCGCCCTGGCCGCGAAGCCCGCCGCCGAGTCCGCGCCGGAGGCCCCGGCGGTGGAAGCCGCGCCCGCGGCTCCGGTTCAGGAGACGCAGGAGCAGATGATCGCCCGGCTCGTCGCCGAAGGCATCGCCGCTGAGCGGGCCCGGATCGTGCAGGAGACCGTCGAGCAGCAGGGCCCCCCGGCCCGCAAGGGCCTCGTCGCGCCCGTCCGCGAGTCCAACGCCGTCGCGGGCGGCGCCGAGCCCGGCATGAACGAGTACGGCGTGCCGTCGCACTGGCCGAACAAGCCCCTGCACCAGTACACCCCCGACGAGCGCGCCAAGTACTTCGGTCCGGCGGCGGCCAGCCACGTCCTCGGCTCCCGCTACCAGGGCGCCGAAGCCTGACCGCTCGCCCCTGAGCCCTCCCCTTAGCTTCACCTGACCGCCAGCCACGAAGGGGCTGGTGCCGCTGCGGCAGAGATGGTCGCCCACCCCACCCGAGCCCCGGACCGCGACAGCGCGGCGGGGCTTTCGCCATCTCACGGCCCCGAGGAGGGGCCTGTCACAGCGAAAGCGAGGTGTGCCCCATGCCGACCGAGCTCCGCGAAGCGCTCAACGCCGCTGGTGCATCCGCCCTCATTCCCAAGGTCATCGACCCGGTGCTGCTGGAGTACCAGCGGCGCTACTCCCCGCTGGTGCGGTCGATCCCGACCGTGCCCTGGAACGCCGACCAGTACTACTTCAACCAGCGCACCCAGGTCGCGTCCGG